TATTGTATTTGCGAAATCCTGTGAAGCGGTGAAAAGAAAGTATTGCGGAAGTATGCTAAGGTTTCCGTACTGTGCAATATTAGCTAGGCATGAAGCCTCGATTAAGCCATATCTATGAGGATAATATTCGATGATCTAGAAACCACAAAACTTAAAGAATCATAGGTATGGCGAATAAATTTGCCGATATGGGATAATGGTATTCCAATAGCTTGCTAAGCTATCCAACAGAAATGTTGTTCGTGTTCGATTCACGATGTCGGCGCTTTCGCGTGTAAACTGAAAAGAGAAATAAGTTGTTGGTTATCTGTATTTCTCTAAAACCATCTACATGCGAGCTGATGTGTGGCGGAATGGGTAAACGCTATAAACGAAGTAGGTACTGTACCAAACAGAGTTCATGTGAAAGCGAAGCATGAATAGTCCCTAAAGGTTTCTGAATCAGTATTATGTGTGGTTCAAATCCACACCACATCAATTACAACAAACTAGGTTAGCTACCGAAAAGCAGACTACGACTGCCTGTTTGTTGTTATTGTTAATCGTAGAGTTGAGCGAACAAGGCGGAACGCTCTTATTATCTTGCGTAGGAGGTAAATAAAATGGCAAAAATTAAAAATGAAAATTTTATAGCAATTCAAGGGTTTATGGTAAAGGAATTAGGGCTTACAGGAAATGAATTAATTGTCTATGCGCTAGTGTATGGCTTTTCACAAGACGATGAGAGCGAATTTAAGGGAAGCCTAAATTATGTTGCAGAGTGGCTAAATTGTTCAAGAACTACAGCCTTTAATCTTCTTAACAAATTAGCTGATGATGGTTTCATTAAAAAGGCAGAGAAAACTATCAATGGAGTAAAGTTTTGCAATTATAGTGCAACCAAACCCAACAATGAGGAATTGAAAGAAATAAAATTAAGAAAGCAAATCCGAAAGGAAAAAGAAAAAACTGAACGGAGTTCAAAAAAATTGAACGCCTGTTCAAAAAATTATAATGGGTGTTCAAAAAAGTTGAACGAGGGTGTTCAAAAAGTTGATACTCATAATAATAATATAGATAATATAAAAGATAATATAAGTGAAACTATAGGAGAGGTACATACATCAACTAACATTGATGGAGAGGTACATACATCTGTTTCCGAGAAACAGACGGCAAGAGTCACCCGAAAGGATATGCAAGCAAAGAAAGATGATATGCTCAATAGATTCTCTGAAATCTGCGACAACAACATTGAAAACAAGACAGTCGGAGAAGTAGTCAAAAACGCATTTTGTAGATACATGAACCTGTACGAAACATATTTTTGCAAGGTTCACCCAATCTTGACTGATAAGGCTCTGACTAATGTATGCCTGTCGCTTTCCAATGTGACAGATACGGAGCATAATCACTTTGAGGGTACAGATGTTTACCTAACAGACAAAACAGGGCTTACTGGGCTTGATAGAATGGTTAATGAGCATTTCAGACGAACACATAGAAGAGAGACTAACTACTCGATAACGCATTTTGCTAAAAGCGACTATCTGCTACAGTTGGCACAAGGCATTATAGAGTACTAAACGGAGGTATAAAATATGGCAAAAGGAGTTAAGACACGAAATATTGATTCATTCCGAGAGGGATTGATGGAATATGCATATGGCAGATGTTCGCAGGCACAAGCAGCAAAGATAGCCGGTATGAGCGCGCCGACATTTAGAAAGTACGCAAATATGCATTTTTTAGGTATTCCATTTCCTGACACACTGTTTAAGGCAAAGGAGAAGTGAGAAGCATGTGTGAATTTTGTGACAAAATAGGAAAATTGGAAAAAATCAAGCAAGGAGCTTTTAGAGGCGGATATTATCCCGAAAAAAATGAAACACAAATTGTTGAATTTGAAAATGCATTTCATTTATTTTTCGGATGTAGTGACCCTTTTATGTCTGGAATTGAAATTGAAGATATAAAATTTTGCCCTATCTGCGGTAGAAAGTTGGTGAAAGAATGAGCGAAACTATTTTATATATTTCCAAATCAGAACAGGATATACGAAGCTTTCTGAAATATCTTCAATCAAAGCTAGAAGCAGAGCAAAAGGAATGTACCCTAGATGAAAAACACGATATTTTAAAAGTGCCAAAATATTACGATATTGTCGGAAAGAGCGTTCACGGCACCATGCTTGGTGCAGGCTATGGATATTGCAAATATTATTGTTTTTCAGAAGCGTATGATAGAAATAAATACAGCAATGCAGAAAATGAAAGACTTAAAGAAATTCTTATGCACACAAGAGAGGGTGCGGAGAGAATATCGGGACTTGATATTTTATGTATGCTAGGGTTGGCTTAATAGGCGGTGGAAGAATGAAACATCAAAAAGAATGGCGCACTTGCGACAGGTGCGGTGTTGAAATCGAGTACAACTATAGTGCTGTTGCAAATATTGAGGTAGAAAAGCAATCATACAGCCTTGGTATCTGCGGAGTTATTTATAAGAGAAAAACGCAAAGGGAAAGCAATAGTTTTGAATTGTGCCCTAAGTGTAGGAGAGATTTTGAGAGGTTTATGAGAAATGAACAACATTGACAATCCTTTATCAGAGTATCAACCGCCATCTAAAGAAGCATTGAGAAATTTTGGCATAGACATTTTAAGAGAAGCAGTGGAAAAATATGCTTTGGAAAAGTTTGGCAGACTGCCACAAAGCCGTATTGAAATGACTTCTGCTAGGGATTCTAAAATAGTTGAATAAACAAGGAGATTTATGAGAAATGAAACTGACAGTCGGAAATAGCGTATATGAAATGAAGGCAGAACAATTAAAAGCTGTTTTACATATTGCAAGTAAACAGGTTCCGTTTGGAATTTATGCGGTCAGCAAAAAAGGCATGGCTATTCTTTTGAAGGAGACCTATTCCACCAATGAGGAGCTGAAAAAGGCTGTTTCTGATTATGCGATGAAAGGATTTAAGGTGTATTACAATGAGCATGGCAGAAGTAATTAAATCAATAGAACGTGAAGCATTTAGAGAAGCACGATCACACGAAATAGGCGGTAGAAATGACGAGCCTATAGATTGTTCCACTTTAGGAGATAAGCCTGTTATTGAGGCAGATAACGAGGCAGACAAAGAGTAAGAATGTGGAGGACTAGAACGGATGAAGATAATTCAAAAAGGCAACTTAGATTTTGCCGATAAGCCTTTAAAATTCAGTTGTAAAAATTGCTATACCATTTTTGAAGCAAACAATAGAGAATATGAGTATTGTGGCGACCAACGAGAAGGCAGTAACTGGAAATGCAAATGCCCTTTGTGCCACAAAACGGTTTATTACAGCTAAATAATGATTGCTGATTATCAGCAGAAAAGAGATTTTATGAAAAATTTTTTTAAAACCATTATTCCCATTATTGTTATTGTTGTTGGCATTGTTGCACTGATATTATTTTTAAATTGGGCTAATAAAACCGAAAAATACGAATGTGAAATAGAAGAGATACAAAGTGGGATTTATGCTAGATACCAAAGTACAGCTTCAAGTACCCCCGCTTACAACTATGAGATAATTACAGTTTGCATAAATGGACAACTGATAACCTACGAGGGAAACGTTGAATTTATTTTTGCAGAAAATGAGAATAAAATCAAAGTCACAGAAAGACCTAATATAGTTCACAGCGATAAAGTCATTGTCTATACTTCAAAAGACAGTGTTGAATACTTAGGAACTGTAGGAATTGGCAAATAAATATATTACCGACTAACAAGTAGAGTTAGTCGCTGACCTTAGAAAGATAAAGGTTGATAAAACATAGAAAAGGAGACAGAGAACATGAAAAAGTTATTTGTAAGCGTGCCGATGAAAGGCAGAACAGAGGAAGAAATCAAAGCTAGTATTCAGAAGATGAAAAAGATTGCTGAAATATACGAGGGCGAGGAGTTAGAGCTTATCGACAGCTACATTGAGGATAACCCGCCCGAAGGCAGTAACGAAGCTGTATGGTATTTGGGCGAAAGCCTTAAGAAGTTGGCACAGGCTGATGTATTTATTGGAATTGATGAAGCATATGATTGGAATGGCTGTTGTATTGAAAAAGATACAGCGTATAGATATGGCATTAAAATGCATATAGTTCAAGCGAGGGACGTAATTGATAATTATAATGTGTTTTTACAGATATCAAATCCTATTTGCTTTGACGCAATGCCAACATTCTAATAAAAATTTTACCGGCTAACAAATGGAACTAGTCACTACTCTAAATAGTGGGAAGGACGAATGACCATGATAAAAACTGTTATAGCGATTGTAATTATAATTATATTTGCCGTATGCGAAATCATAAATTTTATAAACTACAAGTTTTATTCAGAACTTATCGACGTAAAGTACAACAGAAACACAAAGTACAGAAAGTCTGGACACTTAACCCTTAAAGAAGCTAAGGAAAGATGCTATCCACAATACAGATATGCGGTAGTAAATGTTGAATTTAGCAATTATCCATCATGGATTTGTAAAGATATTGAGGAGGCAAGAGAAAGAGTAAAAGATAGTTGTCAAAGATTGTATATTGTAGACTTTGAAGATGTGATATAGTTACACAATGATTTGTAGCGA